ACATTCTCCGCACCAACATCTGGCACCACTGCAACTGGTGAAGTTGTTATGATTGGAGGCACAATCAGTGCAGTTCGACTATCCAACGCTGGTACTGGATATACGGCTGGTCAGAGCGTCACTGTCACGATTGGTGCTGCAACAACAATTGCCACCGGAAACTATGTCTTTAATGAAACTGTATCTGTTGGTGATGTTACCGCGAGAGTTAAGGTTTGGGACGCAAGTTCTAACACTCTGGACATCAATATGTTGAGTGCGATGGAATTCCCAATCGGTGGTAAAATTATCGGACAAGAATCTGGTGCAACATATATCATCAAGTCTGTCAGTTATGACACACCAACAGACTTCCCTAATGATGATCTATATCAAGCTAATCAGTATAATGATAATGCAGAATTTGAGACTGAGGCTGATAACTTATTAGACTTCTCAGAGAGGAACCCGTTCGGTACTTTCTAAATAGTTAGAAAATACTTGAAATGTTAGGCACTTACTTCTATCATGAAATATTAAGAAAGACAGTCATCGGTTTCGGTACTCTCTTTAATGATATTAATATTCGACACCGCGATGCGAGTGGAACAAGTTTCAGTAACTTGAAAGTTCCACTTGCATATGGACCTATCCAGAAGTTTTTAGCAAGAATTCAACAACAACCAAATCTTGATAGAGAGATTGCATTAACATTACCTCGACTCTCCTTTGAGTTGACAGGTCTACAATATGATCCATCTAGAAAAACTGGTGTTACACAGACATTCATAGCCAATCAGGATGGGAATGTAAAAAAAGTTTATATGCCTGTCCCATATAATGTAACATTTGAATTGAATGTTATCTCTAAACTTAATGATGACTCTCTTCAAATTATTGAGCAGATTCTTCCATATTTTCAACCATCTTTCAATATTACAATCAATTTAATTAGTGCAATTGGTGAAAAGAAGGATGTACCGATTGTGATGGAGAGTATCACACAGAACGATCAATATGAGGGTGGTTTTGATAGTCGTAGATTAATTATCCATACTCTTAGATTCACGGCAAAAACATACTTGTTTGGACCTGTTGCAGACAGCACTGATGGTCTTATCAAAAGAGTGGATGTGGACTACTACACCAGTACAAATATCAAGACTGCTAAGAGAGTACAGAGATATACCGCAACTCCAAAAGCGTTGCAAGACTATAATGACGATAACGCAACTACCGTCGATGGCGCAATATCCACAAAAGTTACAAAAATCAAAGTCAATGCGTCCACCGATCTTACAGTCGGTGGTCGTATTATCATCGGCGGTGAAATTATGTACGTTGAGAACATTAACGGTCAAGACGTTAATGTCATCAGAGGATATGACAATACTGCAGTTGCGGAACATGAACACGGAACAACTGTTAATGTTCTCAATGCTGCAGATGACGTTCTTATTGAACCTGGCGATGACTTTGGATTTAATGAAACATCTTCATTCTTCACCGATGGAGGTGAATGATGAAAAACTTTGATGCAATCAATGATGCTCTTGATGTAGAGGCTTCCATTGTTCCAGCGGAAGAAACTCCCAAATTAGTTGAAAAACCAAAAGGAAAAGATGACATCGGTAAGGACTATGAATATTCTAGAGGTAATCTATATTCCTTGATTGAGAAAGGGCAGGAAGCTGTCAATGGTATCCTTGAACTTGCACAAGAGTCCGATTCTGCAAGAGCATATGAAGTTGCAGGACAATTGATAAAAAGTGTTGCAGACACTACAGATAAACTTATTGATCTGCAGAAAAAGATGAAAGATATTGATGAAGAACCAAACAGAGGTCCTACTAATGTGACAAATGCTCTGTTTGTTGGTTCCACTGCAGAACTTCAAAAACTACTCAAGCAACAGAAAAATAAGGATGCTAAATGAAGTCTCAAGAACTGTCAGAATTTTTTAGTCTTCTTGGAGATGCCAAGAAAGAAAAAGAGGAAGAGTTTGATAACCTTCTTAAGGAAGCCAATATCGATTTAGATTTAATGGCTACCTCACTTTTTACTGGCATTGAAAATGCAAAGGTTGAGGTAAAACAACACAAGAAGAAGGAAAAAAAATTAATTGAAAGTTTAGATAATCTTCTCGTATCTCTAGATAAACCAAAAGAAACCGCACCAGTTGTTGTAGGTGTACCTGAAGATTTTGATATCTCTGACCTAGAAGAAGAAATAGTAACATCGGAAGATTTAGAAAAATCTGAGGAAGAAGTTGTAGAGGAAACTGTCGAAGAAAACGACACAATTTCTAGAGCTATTAAGTTTATTGATACTCAACTCAAAGAAGAACTCAAAGATATTGAACCCAATGATCCGACTGTTGATAATATTAAATCGGAAGTAAAAGAACTTAGAAATATTCTCTATAAAGTTCTTGCACATGGGCCAGGATCTGGTGAAGTTAATCTTTTAAAACTTGATGATGTTGATGAAGATACTGCAAAGGTAGATGGTAAGTTTTTAAAATATGATTCTTCAAGTGGTAAATTTATAGGTGCAGACGCGAACATTAGTACTGATAATGTTGCATATACAGGTATTGTCACTGCCGCACAGTTTTCAGGATACAGTCATCTTATTGCACCATATGCATCAACGAAAACTATTACAGTTAAGGTTGCAAGCAAGATTGATGGGGAACACAGGTATCATGGAACTGGGAGTGGTTTAGGATATGTTTTAGACGGTGTTCAATCACCATTCTTAACACTTACACCCGGTAGAACTTATCGTTTTGATGTTTCAGACAGTTCAAATAGTGGTCATCCATTTAGATTTTATTATGATGCTGCAAAGGCGACTCAATATACAACAGGAGTTACTGTAGAATCTGATTATGTTGATCTAGAAGTTACAGATACAACACCAACAGTTCTACATTATCAATGTTCTGCTCATGGTTACATGGGCAATGCAATTCAAGTAAATTCCAATGTTGTTGATACACCTTCAGGTGGAACGATTAGAGGAACACTGACTGCAACTGCATTTTCAGGGACACTCACAGGCAATGTAACTGGTGATGTGACCGGAGACTTGACGGGTGATGTGACAGGAGATATTACATCATCAGGCGCATCTCAATTTACTAATCGTCTTCAATTACGAAGCACTGATGGAAGTCCAGCAAGATTAGATTTTTATTGCGAAGTTAATAACGCACATTACCTAAGATTACAGGCGCCACCACACGCACAGTTTTCTGGTAATCCTACAGTTGTATTACCAAATTCATCAGGAACTCTTTTGTTATCTGATGGGTCTGGTGCAAATCTAACAAACTTACCAGCTGGTCAATTAACTGGTGCATTACCAGCAATTGACGGATCTGCACTTACGGGTGTCGGAAACACAGATAACATTAGAACTAATACAAATGCAACCTTCCTACAGAATGTAAATGTTTCTGGAACAGTTACTGCAACAAACTTTATTGGTGGTGGTGCAAATATAATATCAATCAATGCAGATAACATTGCATCGGGAACTATTGATGCTGCACGAATACCAACATTAAATCAAAATACAACAGGAACATCTGCTGGATTAACAGGAACGCCAAACATTACAGTTGGGTCAGTCATTGCATCAACTGGACAATTTAGCGGTAACGTTACAATTGGTGGAACTCTAACATATGAAGATGTAACTAATATTGATTCCGTTGGTCTTGTCACCGCAAGATCTGGTTTAGTTGTTGGAACTGGTGTTACACTGAGTAAAGATGGTGATGGATTCTATACAGGTATTGTAACTGCAACCACATTTGTTGGTGGTTTAACGGGTAATGTAACTGGTAATGTATCTGGTTCATCAGGATCAACCACGGGTAATGCTGCAACCGCAACTGCATTAGCAAATGCAAGAACCATCGCTGGGGTATCGTTTGATGGAACATCAAATATTTCATTAAACAATAATGCGATCACTAATGGTGCTGGTTATATCACCACATCATTCACAAATACAAATCAACTTACGAACGGCGCTGGTTTTATAACTGCAAGTGATGACATCACCGGTAATGCTGCAACTGCGACAATACTCGCAAACGCAAGAACAATTGCTGGAAC